CCACGCTGCGCCCAAGACGACTGTGCGGATAGTAGTCCAGTGCCGGATGATGAACCGGCTTACTCCTGAGACAACGCCCCAAAGCCCCTTAAGAGCGGCTATCATGATGTTGACGCTAGCCGCGACACCTGCTCCGAAAGTCTGTTCGATGGCGTACTGCAAACCGCCGGCTCTAAACGCATCATAGAACCCGGTCGCAACATCGCGAACCTTCTGCAGCCACGACACCGCGCCCTGGAACAGCCCCTTCGTCACCTCGCCAATCGTCATCTGCCAGACGTCTTTAATGGTGGAGGTAACACCTTCCCAGGTGTTCTCCATCTTCGACATCATGCCGGGGAAGCGTTTGTTCATGCCCTCGGTGAACATTTTGATAGCCTGTTCTGCGGGTATGAGGCCGCGCTGAGACAAGTCCATAACCTCAGCCGTCGATTTCCCCATGGCCTCGGCAAGGATCTCCCAGGCGGGAATGCCTGTCTCGGTGAGCTGTCTCATTTCCTCACCGGAGACTTTGCCCTTCGCCCTCATCTGTCCGAGGGCTAAGATGATCCGATTTATGCCTTGAGCGCCCAAGCCCACGGCAGCAGTAGCGTTGCCGACGGCCTCCATTGTCGGGAGCACGTCCTCAGCAGCAAAGCCGTAGGCAAGCATGCGCTTCGAGGCGTCCAGGAGGTCAGGGAACTCGAAAGGTGTCTTGGCGGCGAACTTCGCAACATCGTCCAGGAACCGTTTGGCTCTCTGGGCACTGCCCAGCATGGTAGTGAAGCCGATCTGGGCCTGTTCCATCTGCGCGTTGAAACTTATCATCGTGCCTACTGTGGAGCGGAAGCCAGTCTGGACTGCCGAGAAGAAGCCCATTCCCAGCGTGAATGAGAATGCGTTCTTCAGGACACCGGACAGAGATGAGCCTAACGTCTCCGTCCGTCGTTTAGCCGTACGCTCGTCCTTATTGAACTGTGCGAAATCCATGCCCAGCATGGAGTATACTTCGCCGACCTTCATCAAGATTCACCACACTTTCGAGATGGCAGTATGGGCCGTGATCTGTCTCGGACCTGCTACCACGGCCCCCTGAGACCTTTCTCCTTCGCATCTTGAATCAATGGAGCCCAGTCGGTTTGTTTGCCGGGCCGGGCCCCGTTGTCTCGAAACATCTGCTCCATGAGCCGCTTGAAGTCTTTGCTGATGAAGTCGTCGGGCGACGTAAGTTTGGGTTTGCGCCTCTTGCCCGACATACTGGCCGCCAACCCAAGGAACCCATTCGTCGCGACCGACGCCAAGAACGCCCAATTCTCCCTCATGTCGCGGTACCGCTCGGCTAGTTTGCGCTTACTCAGGGCCTTTACGATACCCGGTATCTCGCTGCGGTACAACCGGTCTATATCATCCAGCGTCCAGCCGTACTCGGAGGCCAGCAGGTCTACCGTTTCCGCATCGTACCAGCCCGCCGCGAAGTCGGGGTCGCTGGAGGAGCGCTCGTGGCTTGCTGCATCGCCCCCGCTTGCGCCAGATTCATCAAGGGAGTCACCAGGCGTTTCAGGCCGAAAAAATTGACGTCCACAAACGCCTCGAAGAGGGCTTCCAACTCGCTCATATAGGCATTGTCAATATCCTCGGCGGTGAGGCCGGGGAACAGCTCTGGAAGTCTGGTGCTCAGAACCTCGTCAATCTCCAACTCAAAGAGACTAGCTGGGTTGATCTGCGAGAGTTTGCCGCCTGAGCCTGGGAACAGGTCAGCAACCAACTGCTTGAGTTCACCGATCCGGCGCTCCTCCACCAATAGCTCTCTTCCTGCTATAGTTACGTTTTTCGTGCGTGGCACGTTATCACTCCTCAAACCCTCTCAGGCACAAAGGTCCGACGCCTCGGAAATCGATGCTCTGCTCAACCAGGCCGTCCACAGGCGCTTCAACGCCCTCCGCCGTGATGATGGCGTAACCCTCCAGGCAGGTCTGCACCGGCCCCGCGTCCACAAAGAGCTTCACAACTATAACCTTGCCCAGGGCCGCGAAAAACCGCTCGTCGCCCCAGAAAGCCTCAGCTGAACCGCTCCACCCCTTGAGTAAGGGAACGAACTCCTTCCAACCCTGCGACTCGAAGGTTGTCGCGTCCTCCTCGTCCACCTCCGCATCTATCGACCAATTGAAAAACCCGCCCGCCTGGTCCACCTCAAGAGCCGCACCGGACACCGTCACCTCGGCTTCGGTATCCTGCGCTTCATCGAAGACCACGAAGCCGCCGGCGCCCTCGAGTGTGAAACCGGTCGTGACGATGTCACCGTCGATCTTGACCGTGACCGGAGTCTCGGGGTCCCAGTACCTGCAACCGGGATCTGTGACCTGAAACCGCTTTCGCTCGGCGTCAGGTGTCGTCGGCTTGTCAGCAAAAGGGACGGGGGCGGTGCCCACGTCGCTGGTGTATACCGCCCCTACTTTGCCTGCCATGGCCATACCATCAGCCCCTTACGTCGTGGTCGGGGTCAGCGCCCCCGTGCCCCTGAAGTCGGCCGAGATGCTCGCCTTATCCTCAACAGGCACCTCGACGTTAAGGGCCGTCAGAAAGGCTTGGCCTGTAAAAGTGAGCGAGCCGTCTGTCGCCGTCACCTTGAGTTCGATACTCGCTATTGTGCCGATCTTGTCAAAGAGCGCAGCCTTATGACCCTTCACCAAGTTGCCCTCGAACGAGCCGGACCACTCTTTGAGTCCAGCCAGGAACTCTTTCCAGTCGCTAGAGTCGAAGTTGGTGGTCTCGATCTCGTCAACACCCACATCGAGCGACCAATTCCCCATCTCCGCGATGCTGCCGCTATCAAACTTTATCGAGCCGCCTTTTCCTGCTATTGCCACTTTGATCCCTCCTACCGTTCCTTGAGAACTGAAAAGTTGCAGACAAACTCCGACCTGTTGTTCGCATCGAGCCCCAATGACTCGGGGCTCTGGTTCGCTCGAATGAGCAGATACCGCCTGTCGCCCAAAACCTCGTTAGCTAGGCCGTGCAAGGCGTCTACCACGTCCTCGATCTTAGACCGCGCCGCGGAATAACTCGTATTGCGCACCCGCACCTGCAGATCGGGTCGCTCCAGCGTCGGGTCGCCCGAGCCCATAGTCAACTCCATCGGCTCCCCCGCGTACTCAAACAACACGACGCAGTTGTCGGGCTTGTCGGGCATGAAACCCTTGTAGACGCCGGCGATACCTTGCTGTTGTAGGTATGATGCTATGTCGTCAAGGAGCAACCGGCCTCACCTCCTACTCGGCATCCCTGAGCGCCTTTTTTACCCTCAGCCTGACCAGCTTCATAACCTTAGCCTTGAGCCTGTTGAACGGGTCCTCCAAGTACTTGGCCTTGCGGCCGGGAGTCGAAATCGGATTCCTCGGGTCTGGGTGCCGCAAGGTTAGGTCTTCATGTTGGCGTAACGCGTATGGCGTGTTGTAGGAAATGTAGACTGCGGTCTCCTTTGGAACATCCGTCACCGTGGACGACCTGGCCAGCGTGCCCGTTGCATGAGGGACCTCCTTGAGGCTCTCTGTGAGAATGGCCTCGGCGCCGTCGTGGAGGGCCTTCATGCCAACTTCCGTTGCCAGCCTCTTTGCAGCCCTTGCGTCGAACCATGTCCTCTTTCTGGCCACTACACCGCCACCTCGCGGAACATCGCCTTGCCGTCCAACCCCGGAGTCTCACTGACTGCTATGACAGGCCAGTCGCGGCCGCCGTATTCGAGAACGTCTCCGGGTTGGATGCTTTCCAGACAAAACACCCTGGCCTCGGATACCACTTCTTGGCCCTGAGCGTTACGCACAAGCCGCCGCTTGGCCTCCCACCGAACCTTGATCTCGGTACCGGGCTCCTCCGGCTGGGGCGGGTAGCCGTCCTTGGAGATGAGCTTCTTCCATCTCGCGTTCTGGTTCAGGTACCCACGTATCACGTGATGCTCACCGCCCCGAGAAGCCACGGCCTGAGCAATTCCTTGGCCTCTTGGCTTATAAGTCCTCCGCCCCTGGCGCTGGCCACGAAAGTCTCGGTTAACCCGCCGACGCTGAACGATGCCACTCCTTCTTGCTGGAGTTTACGCCGCTGGCTGTTGCCTCTATCGAGGAGAGCCAACGCCTCCTCACAGCAAGCGTCCTTCACGGCTTGCGGCACCTCGGCATCAGGGTACCGCGGGAACTGGTTGGCCTGGTCGTATGCTGCCTTGAAGCCTTTAAGTGGTATGCGGTTGATTGCTCTGGTTGCCATGTCGAGGGCTCGCTGCTTGTCAGCGTCGGAAGCGGAGATCCATGCTTCGATGTGGAGCCGCGACGCGAAATAGGTGCTGGCCTCTTCAACTGTGACGTAAGCCGGCATGGCTACTCACCGTCCTTGGCTCTTTGCTTCTTGGGCTTCCGCTGCGCCTTCCGCGCCTCAGCCTCCACCCTGGCCTTCTCCGCCGCCAGT